CTTCCCCCTGACTCCGTCAGGGGGAAGGACGCGAGTGTGTGGGCGCGCGCACGCGCGCGGGGTATCAAATTCTGAGGGCCGTTTCAAGAGCAAAACGGTGAGGTTGTTCACGGAATAGGGGTTTTAAAATTAGACATTCATCACGCCCAGATTTGGGAATAGTATGAAGGCATACGGATTAATCCGAGCACTGGGGCTCGACACGCGGAAGTTGCGGCGCGACACGCCCGAGTCAGGGGGGAACCTGTAACTTGGCATACACATTTTGACATAAGTAGTGTTTGCCCTTCCGACTGGACTTAAAGTCATGTGTCCGGGCTCACTTTCTCACTATGCGGACAACTGTCTCAGCATGTGTCAGAGGCGTGTTGATGTGATTCAGGGCACGCAAAAGGGCCCCCCCCCCGCCGGGTGAGGGCCCCCGTGCGGCGGGGTCGGAGGCGCTT